CCCAAATACTGGGTTTTGCAGCAGGAACCACTATCCGCGATAAGAACTGCGAACGCCTCAAACTATCGAGGGTTCTGTATTTCTCGGGCATGAAGGTAGCGGCGGTCTCTTTACTGTGTCAAGACCCCAGAGTATTCTCTGCTATGAACATGGCAGGTACTCCTTGCCCTTACATGGGTAAGATAGGGGCTGAGGCTACAGCTTTGTGGGAAGCTAACCCAAAGAAGAGACCAGACTACAAACAACTTAAGCGGTCTAACGAAGCAAAAGCAGGGCGTTGGAAAAGGGTTCGCGGAGAAGTGACGTGGGTTCCTGAAGATGAAGAAGATACTGACGACTAGCTTACTGCTAGTCTTTCCTTTCTTACAGGCAGATATTACTAGAGAAATTTGTCTAGCTAATCCTAACTGCACTATTAAAGAGCAAACAACAATAGTAGAGACAAAGATTACGTCAGGTAATCTTGTGCCTGAGCTTAAAGATTGGCAAATGTCTGGGGACGCTACGACTACTACAACAGACGAGTTTGACTACTGTGAAGCAGGAGAAGCTTGTACAGGGTCTCAAGGTGGTACATTTAGCACAGAAATAGACTTCTCTGACGAGATGACAAAGGATGAGATTAACGCAGGGTTTAACTTTAACTACGGAGTAACTGTTAATAGTCACAACAGCAACATAGACTTACCTCTGTGTGCTAACACGACAGGAGATTGTAAAGATACTGTTAAGATTAACGTAGTTCTGACAGAGAACAGTATAGAGATAGGAGAAAGTTTCTCTCACGAGTTTGTAATAGATTACGGAGACCAATACAACTATCAGTTCTCTCAATCTATTGGAACGAACAACTACGAACAGTTGTCTGCTTGGTTGTCTCTCTACGGTATAGATGACGGATACCCTGAAGGTATGTGGGGGCCACAATTTATAGACCCATACCTGACCTTAAATTATACGTCTATCGAGTACATTACAAACGAGATATACAACGTCATAGAGTCTGTAATAGACGATGACCAAACGGATTTAATTGTAGATATTATTACTCAAGACACAGAAACAAACGAGTGGGTGCTAGTAGACACTGTGTCAGAAGAGGAGGAGGCAGCAGCTTTACTAGCAGAGCAAGAAGCAGCTAGGTTAGAAGAAGAACGCCTAGCACAAGAAGAAGCTGACAGAATAGCTGAAGAAGAAAGATTGGTTGAAGAAGCGAGAATAGCTGCAGAGTTACTGGCAGAACAGGAAGCAGAAGAAGAACGAGAGGCTACAGTAGTTACTATAGCTGCTAGTGAAACAGAGATACAGTTTGAGGACACCTCAGACGATATGTTTAACGAGCCTTTAGAAGTAGCATTTACAGCAGGGCCAGAAGGCCCGATTGACTTTGCTGATACTACCGATACTTTTAGTTCTGCGGTACTAGAAACAGCAGTAGATATACCCCCTCCAGAGGTAGATTTTGCAGGGTTTGAAGAACCTGCCTTAGAACCCCCTTTAGAAATGGCTGTAGAAGCTCCTGAGATGCCCTCTATTGAGAGCATAGAAGCTGAGATAGAACCTGATATAGAAGTCGTTGAAGAGCCTTCTACAGAGGCTCCTGTGGCTTCTGAAACAGTAGAAGAATCTACCCCTGAACTAGTGGTTGAGAGTACCACAGAAGAAGAACCTAAAGCAACAGAGATTGCACCAAAAGAGAGCAAGAAAGAACGTGTAGCCAGGAAAGTAGCTGATAGGGTAATGACCACTTTAGCCCAGACGTACAACATAACAATGCAGAACGTAGCTTTAAGTGTTATGGGAAGGCAGACAGATATTACATCTTACAATCAACAGATGCTTGACGCATCTAGTTGGTATCCTGAAATGCAATTAGAGGGAGGTACGAACTACGACCACCCTAGTCAGATATACATACAAGCAGCAGCTAATCAAGATATGGCAGAGTTGGAGGCTATACAATGGAGATAGAATACAAGGGGATGAAGTTAGAGGGAACTAAGCTTCTGGTTATTGCACCACTATTGGGTACAATACTAGGGGGTCTGTGGGGAGGCTTTGAGCTGTTTACACGCTACCAATCTATGGAAGAGAAGATAAACGCTTATGTAGCTCCTGATATATCAGAAATAGAAAAGCTGGTTGCTGTATTCCAGAAAGAGACTACCAACGCTAAAGACTTAATGATGGAGTCTCGTAACCAAACTAGAGAAGATATTGCTACGCTGTACAAGAACTTAGACAAACAAGACCTGCGTAATAGGTCTAATGTAGAGTCTGTGAGAGAAATGATTACAGCGTTTGAAGGTCGACTAGCAGACAAGATGGCTAGACTAGACGAACAGCAAGACGACTTAGAGTCTAAACTTGACCTACGCATTAAACGTGCTTTAGAAAACCCTTTAATGAAGTAACTAAAACAGCTTCTTACTCTTAAACAGTTTCCTAGCCTTAGCTCCTACGCTTTCGCTGTTCTTTATCTTATCTAGTTTCTCTTGGAGTTTCCTGTTTTGTTCTCTTAGAGCGTCACGTTCTTGACGTAGGTTCTCTATGTCTCTCATTAAAACATTTATAACTCGCATTGTACTATCCTCTAACATCTTGTTCTTTAAAGCTCGCATGCTCCTCCTGAACAGGCTAATTCTGGTTGCACAGAAGTATTATCTCCTGACTCGTAATCTTTTAATAGTTCCCAATCTAACGATTTGGGCATGTCTTTTTGTAATTGTTTATATGTCTGGGCATCTATCTCTTCGTAAGGTGCTTGCACGTAAGTATGCTCACTTACAGGAAGAAAAGAGATACCCGACATAGTTTCAAAGTTTCTGTACACGTAAGCTGACACATCTAAGAAGTCTTCTTTCGTATAGTAAATCGTTACAGAAGGTTTATGTTCTGTGTAGTAGTCATTGTATAACTGCCACATAGTTAACTGCTCTACTGCATCGACATCTTTAACACAGACACTGCTCTTAGGTGCTTTCATAGGAAACGAAAACACTATGTTCTGGTCGTTCATTGTGTCCTGTTCCCACGGTATACCTTGGTCTTTTAGGAAGTTAGTTAACGGGTCTTTTATGTCGTTCCTAACCCTTCTAATGTAGTACGGAGAAAACCTGGGGTGTACTCCTGACGATGTATCGCACAACTGAGACACAGTTCCAGAAGGTTTGACACACGTTGTAGCTGCAGCTCTCTTAATACCTATCTTTGAAGCGATAACTTTGTTGTGTTCTACACAAACTTTCTGCAGGGTTTCTAACCAATCTATCATCTCGTCTGTACGAACAACAGACAGTTTCTGCCCACTGAGCAAGTTGTGGTCACAACACCCTGTTAGAGACACACCTAGTAAAGCTTCTTCTTCACAGTTAACCTGCCACCTTTTAGACAGAAATTTAAAATCAGTTAAACTAGCCTGTAGTGTGCCTAAGAAAGTTGCGTGTTTAATCTTTTGAATTAAGGTTTCTTTTGTATCCTCTGGTCTGATTATAGCTTCTGTTAAGTTACAGAACTGTGCAGGTCTTAACAGTATCTCTGAACAAGGGTTACAGCCCCAATCCTGGTTTTCATCTCTGCGGTGATTTATGTACTTAGTTACGGCTGCTTGTCTGTTAAAGATTCCACGTTCTCCGTTCTTGTCTTCGAACAAAGACACCATCTCTCGCATAAATGAGTTAACATCTGGCTTGCAAGTGTACGCAATCGAGTTGTTAGCCAAGGCTCTGTGCGGTGCGCCTCCTTCTTCAATAGGAAGCCACCACTGAGAAGCCTTAGCACCACGCAAACGCTCGTCAGTAAGGTTACTAAGAGAGATAAGAGCAGAACGACGAACCCCTCCAACAACCACGATATCAGCAATCTTACATACAACATCATGCACCTCTAAAGTTGTAAGCTGTCTGCCTGCAGCAGACTTAAATGTTTCTACTGTGTATAAAAATAAATTATTTAAAGGCTCTGGTCCCGAAGCTCTGCCTCCAAATGTTTGTAATCTAGCTCCTGCTGGTCGTATTTGAGACAAGTCCCATTTAGGTATTAGACCTGTGTACAGCAAAGAGATAAGCTGTCGATAAGCTTTAGCCCACCCTAACTTAGAATCTTTGACTACTATTGTGGTGTCTGTTTCTTCTATCTCGTGAGATATTAAAGGTAACTTATTAACGTACTCACGCTCTACTGAAAAACCTACACCTGTACCGCACATAAGTACGTAAACAATCTCTGAAAATACTTTTTGGTTGTCTATTGGAACGTAAGCGCAGTTGTACCCTGCTACATTGTGAGCCTCTAACGCCTCTCCTGCTGACATCATAACACGCATCGAAGGCATTACTTCCATTCTACGGACAGCCTCCATAGCTTCTGTTAATTCTTTAACTAGCTGTTTGTCTTTTTTTCCGCTACCCCACCCTGTATTTTTAGGCAGTCGCTCTAGCCAGAAATCTTTTACGCGGTCTACTGTCTCGTCCCAAGTCTCTCTTCTTCCTAAATCGTCACGGTATCGAGAGTATCGTGATTGATGTATGTACTCCTGGTATAAATTCACTTAGTCTAGCTCCTCATATAATTTTTTCATTTTAGCATAAGTTTTAGGAAACTCTACAATGTCTATGTCTCTGCCTAGTTTAGTACACATAGACTGAGCAGCCTCTACAAATGTAGCTGCAAGGTAAGCTATGTCTTTATCTGGCAGTTTAGGTGCAGGCTGTACTTTTTTCTTAGTAACTTTTTTAGTAGTGGTCATATCTCTTCTACCTCGTCATCTTCTAGTTCTGGTTCATCTATAAATTTACTGCGTTTTAACTTAAATTTTTCTTGGAAAGCCTCAAGTAATTCTTCAGAAGAAATCTCTAGTATTTCCACAATTAAATCAGGGTCATAGGTATTGGCTACCTCTTCCATAAGTTCATCGTGTGTTAACATAGTTATCCGTACTCTTTCAGTAGGTACTCCATAGACACTTCCATCAGGTCGTAGTCCCCGTTGTTGATTTCGTGTTTCATCATAATACCCGACCAGCTCTGTGCATTCTTTTGTGGGCCTAGATATTCGTGGTAGTCTTGATAGAACCGACCGCAGACTAGCCCCCTTCTCCGTTGACCAGTACATGTGTATATCTCTCCTGTTTGTTTAGTTTGCTGGTGTCCCATTGTAAAGCTGTGACCTAGATTCTTTAGCTTGTTCTCTATCGAGCCTCCGATAGCGTTTGACATAAGGCTAGACGGATTAACAAAGTAGTGCGAGTAGCAGATACCATCTAACTCTACAATCTCTAAGAAGTCGTAGGTGTGTACGCCTAGGTCTGCTAAAGGATTAAAGATTAGCTCTTCGATTGAAAGGTAATTGTTTAACATACGCATACCTGCAGAAGCAGACGCTCTGACAATACGTTGTTCGTGATTACCTAAACAATAGTATATCTCTGGGTCGTACTTAGGGGTTCGTAAAGTCTTGAGAAAGTTATTCATTTCTCTCCACCCTACATCTAGGTCTGCCTGTACGTCTTTAGATTCCCACCCTTTATCTCCTGGCTTATCGTAACTAGATAAGGAGGGCATGTCCCACCAATCACCAATAATGATAATCTTTTCTGGTTTATGTTTCTTCAAGTACCGCGCTGCAGCCGTAATGTGGTCTGTCTTAGACTCGGGGAATATCTGAGTATCAGGTATCATTGCGTGTTTCATAGTTTTAGCCACTCCTTAGGCATCTCTACACCTACTGCTGAATCAATAAACTGTTTGTCGCACCAACCTGTGTATCGCATAGTTTTATTGCGAGTTACCCAATTGTCGTACATGAATAACATTTTAAAATTATCTTTGTTTAGTTCGTTGTCACTTGCTAGAACAGCAAGGATTTTAGTTCTTCCTGCGGAGTCCCACTTACCTTTGGCTTCCACCCAGATTCCCAACTCGGGGAGCCAGAAATCAGGTGTATAACTAGCCAACCTGCCAACATCGTTGCTGCCACAAGCCTGACATATGCCCCGTTTTGTCGGATAAATGTACTTAATTTGTTTCGGTTCGTATTCAAACGCAACACCTTTCTCCTCTAATTTAGCTGCTACGTTTTGTTCGTATTGAGATTTATAAGGGGCTAGTAGCTGCGCTCTCCTTGTTCTCTTCTTCTTCAACTTTGAACGGGCACTCGTCTGGGATTTTTTTCCATATCCATAAGAGTTCGCAGTTCGCGTTGAACTTTTCTTTCCAACCATCAAGAAATTCCTTCTTGTAAAATTCTTCAACAACCCTCTGACATTCCCCATTACTTTGACCGATAGGTATGTACCTAGCAGCTTTGATTTTTCCTATACCATTGATGCCTGTTATGTTATCGACCTTATCTCCTTCGAGCATCTGTCTCCAGAACACAACTCTAGCTTCCTCTTCGTCAACAAATGACAAAGTTCTAGTGCCTATGTTGTAGTGGTATCCTGGTATCTGCTTTAAATCTTTATCTACAGAAACAATAATAGGTATTTGGTCACTGTCTTTCGCGTCTTGCGCTGCATGGCCAAAGAAATCATCTGCTTCGCAACCTTGGGTAAAGTACCCTTGGTGATATTGCAGAATGTAATCTTGTATAGCTTGCAGATGTGTAGGCTTGTGTTCTTCTTTTCTGTTGGCTTTATATTCTGGGTCTATTTCTTTTCGGAAGTTTGGTACTTCAGAGTTCCCTGTTAGGAAACAAATGTAACTAACTCTAGCGTCAAAGTGCAGTGACATCTCGTTTGAGATGTTTCGTATCAAACTTTTACAATTTTCTAGTGCGTGTTCTACTGGCTGTAGTTCACGTTCCCACTCGATGTGTTCTTCTGGTAAGTGTTTTAAAGCTTCTTTCTTTGAGTCGAAAGAGGCTCCCCTTTCAGGGAGCCGTCCATCAAAGTACACTCTTCTCTCTGCTGCGAATCCTGCTCGATATGCGAGTATATCGCCATCAAAGAGCAAGTGTACACTACCCACACTAACTTGCCTTCCTCAAAGACTCAGCACCTTCTTCCCAAGAAGAATGGGGAAGTTCTTCTTTAGGTAAGCTTGCTTCTTGTTGAGCAAGTTTTCCAGTTAAGTAATCCTCGTAAACCTTACTGGTTTTTAGGATTGTTTCTGGAGTCCACGCATCGTCTCTGTTGTGAGACTCAACTGCAGCTTTCAATGCCACAGCTCTTGCGATAGCTATGTCCTTGTCAGTTGACAAGCTAGTGTGTTGCGTTCCAGAACTTGTAGAAGTTGAGAGGGCAACTCCTGGTTCTTTCACGCTGACATTACCGTTTATATTAAGGTAGGTTCTGTCACCTTTAGTTTTCTCTATGTATGTAAAGCCAACCTTGTCTCCAACGCTTGCTCCACCTAATTGCGTCCCGTTAAACGCACTAAACCAATCGTCAGGTCGCTCTGCGAGCTTAAAACTGGTTCCTTTTGTGCCTAAAACTTGGATTGTACCTGTAACTGTGTGCATATGCACCTCCTAACTAACTTATATAAAGACTATTTTTAGTCTACCTAATAGTATACACGCCTAATTCTAACAAGTCAAGCTTTATTTTTCACTTTTGCTAAAGTTTTTCCAGAGTCGTAATCAACTGGAAAAGGGATAGGTGAAGTTACGCTGAACACCTTTTGTATTACCTCTGGAACTCTCTCTAACTGACTGTGTATCTTAGGTATCGACTGTTCCAAGGCTTCATCGTCAATCTCAAATAGTAAACTATCGTGTACGCTGTTGACAAGTCTAACTCTTGGGTCGTGTAAACGGGTTAGTCTGGTTAGCATCATAGTAACAATGTCTGACGCTGCCCCTTGAATCGGGTAGTTCTTACATTTGGTAGGAGGGGCGTAAGGTTTTCCTGAATAGTTTGATATGTTACAGAGAGTTCTATACCTTGTAATACTTTCCCCTGTCTCTGGGTCTTTCCAGATAGAGGGTATGTAACATGAGTGTACTGATTCATCGCCAACCCTGTCACCTCTCTGGTCAATGGTGGTCTCCGCTTCTTTCTGTACAGAGTCCTGCCAATCCTTCACACCAGGATACCTATCGTAATAGCTTTCTATAAAGTCTTTAGCCATCTGTTCGGGTACGTCCCAGAATGAAGCAATGCCTTTAGCTGCTGCGCCGTACTGCAATTGAAAACTAAAACCTTTAGCTACTCTGCGTTCTTCCCCCGACACCTCTGATTCTGGTTTACGGTAAATCTTTGAAGCAAAGTACGTGTGCATATCGACACCGTTGTTGATGTCGTACACAAGCTGTCTGTCTCTGCTCGCCAAAGCTAAGACGCGAATCTCCAGTTGAGCGTAATCAAACTCAACCAGAGTTGCGCCTTCGGGAGAAACGAAGTGGTCAAGAATCATATGTAGTCTTCTTCCCGTGAAATTTTGAAAACCCATGTTCCATATACAGCAAATCTCTGTCTAACTTACACTCTTCTAAAACTTCTTTGAAGGGTCTGTTCTTGTAACTTCTCGAAGGTGAGCGATAAGCTTGTTTATTTACTATAACAGAAGCGTATAAAAGTTTTTTCTTTTTGTTATTATAAATATTAGCTTCGCCTAGCGTATTATCTGACCTCAATTTTGCATTGCGTTGGTTTTCAGAATTAGTGCTTGCCTCTAAGTTTTCAATACGATTGTCTAATCCGTTTTGATTAATGTGATTAATCATGTGTGGAGGTTCTTCTCCGTAATACCATTTCCAAATTAATCGGTGTTCATAAATTTTTCTTTGATGCTTGTCAAGACCGACAACTCTGTAAGGACGTTTTGATGTGTATGTTTTTCTAACATACCCCGCCCTCTTTCCCTTGTAAGCGTTGTAACGATTGCACAAGTTAGTAGTAAAACTTAACACGCCTGTAATTGGGTCGTAATCAAATTTGTCTTTAAGTTGTTCTTGCGTTAAATGAATTTCTTTTGGTTGAGTCATTATTTTTTCCCTGATATGTTCTGCATGTTAGGTTTGCTCGATGACAGTCTACCTGTCTGAGTGATGTTGTGATTGTAGTTCGGGTGTATCTTACCGCCCACCTCAAAATCAATATAAGGTTTATAATAAGTTGAAATACTTTTTGCACCCTTCCTAATTTCTAGTATGTCGTTTGCTAATTGTTTGGCATCGTCACCTCCGTATTTTTGTATATTTTTCAATGTGTTAGCACCGCCCTTGGTTTCCCAGCCCTTCTTCTCAAAGAACTCTTTGGTCTCCTGGTCGGCTAATCCTGTAATTAAAACTGAACCTGTTTCCCACTTCATCTTCTTTTCCCCTATCTGTTTTCCACTCTTATAAAACATTTCGTTCCCGTCACAATCAAGTTGAGGAACTTGCTTTCTTGTCTTAACAGTTCCACCCCAAAGCAGTGTCTCAACTTGCAAAGAGCTATTGATGTTAAACTCAATCGCTGCATCTTTTGGGTACAATTTACTGTAACGTTCTATTGCATTATCTGTCAACACTTTTTGTTTGCTTTGTAATATCTCAACTTCTTTAGTTGCAGATTCTGTATCAAAACATAAGCCGTTGCGTGACATGTGAGTGGTTGCAAATATTCCTTGCATCATCTCCATCATATAGAGAGTGTACTTGCTTCCTCGATTCTTACAGAAACGACCTTGCCTTGTAAATATTTCTGTTGTGACGTTAACATCTTCCACTAAATAATCTGCAAGTAACTCTTCATCTATTTTATCTGAGCCGATCCCTGCGTTAAATCGTTCCTTAATTTCTACGTCCTTTTTAAAAGGAACTGACATAGCTTCCGCTACGAACTCTAAACTAGGGCTGACTGTCGCTCTGCCTGTCTGCATGTAGT